AGCCGTGTAGCCCGCTGAGTTTTGGCCGGAGACGGTTTCCATAACAGGAACCTCGACTCGGACCTCCGTTTTCCAGACGCCGCTTTTCAGGCGCTCGATGTTAGCAACCATCGAGACCTGGGCGTAGAGTGGAACGGACGTGAGTTGTTCACGCCACAGCGCAGAGACCTTCCCCTTATCCCGGGTAACCGAGACAGGTTGGAGGACGTGCGCTACGGGGGTTGCAGCACCGTCGTAGACGGTAATGGCGGCAATTGCGCTCATTGTTTTCCTTACCAAAGTGTAAAACCAGATAGGAGAATTCCCCGGACCATCACTGGAAACCCGTAGTACTCGAAGGTTTAACGCTTCAAGTTTGTGAGTAGGGCTACAGCATTCGCTGCATGTAGCCACGAGGCAACCTTACTTAAGGGTTTTATCTCAGGCGTAGGGATATCAAGCGTTGTCGAAACCGTACGAGTGATCTTGCAATAACTACTGTCGTTTCCGGAGTAGTTAAGCACAGAATCGATCGGCCAGTCAGACTGAACACTGTCCATCCCGCGCGCAGAGACTATATGACGCCTCGTTGTAACGAACGTGCCGGTAAGCGCAGAAGCGAGACCCCGCGCACTCAGGTAGTTGCCGATTGGAACAAACCAGTCGACAACGAACGAGTACGGGACAAGCTCCCAAGCAACGCTCACAGGATCCATCAAGCCAGAGAGACGAATCGTGTCTACCTCTTTAAGGTATGCAACGATCCGCTCTGACGAAATGTTCTTATGGGCGACTGACACGGACGGGTAATAAAGACTCACTAAATAAAGAGAGCCCTGCTTAAGTCCGCCTGCGAAGGCGGTAGCAGATACCCGATGAACCGTCGGATTACGAAGCTTGTGGTCAACAAAGACCGCACCGTCGTAAATATCCGAAAGCAATGGTTTCCAACCATACTGGAGAGCAAGCCAATTAGAAGCGACCGCTTTATCAGACTGAATAAGTTTGATTCGGCGGACTCCGTTATCGACTGTGAACTCGTTCTGGGCACCCTTACGGGCGGGACGAATCTTAACTTTCTCTTGTCCGAGTAGGACTCGAGCAGCTCGCACCGCATTACCACGACGTAAGCTAACTAAAGCGTCACGAATGGTATGTGTGGTGTCACCGATCATTTTTAATGTTCGGTGTGATTCGCCCAGGACGATGCCGGCATTAAAGGAACTGCCTGCAACGGCCTCACGCAACTTACCGAGAAGTCTAATTCGGTCGTTTGCGTTGAAAGGGTCAGGAACAGAGGCAAGGGCGCCCATCAGGTTATAAGAACTACCTGCATTACGCCAATTGCTTCCCTGCTTGACCGCAAGACCATTGTCCGACTCGCTATGCCAGAATTCGGCAGTATAAGCGTGAGGGATAGTGTAACCAGGGTACGAAGGGTCCTTCCGGTAGAAACGCTTCAGGCGAGTCTCAGCGGGCTTGATGACACGACCATGCCAGTACAACGGCTTGGAGGTGACTTGAGCATGCGCTAAGATGTAGCCTGGGCGCGTACCAGGGGGCCGATCACCACCAGAACTAATCCGCTTGTTATACACACCAAGATGAACACCAGACATGCCGGTGCCATCAGCAGTGTGAAGCAAGTTAGCGGTGGTAAGATCCTTGGTTACATTAACGGTTGTCATAACATCTACTCCGGAGAGGGCGCCGAAAGGCGAACAACTGGAGAGGAATCGTTCACGCCACGTTGCGAATGTGTAATCTCGCAAACGGTCTGGAAAACAACCCAGGCCA